CGAGGCGTTTGTCTCGTCGCTTGCGCGGCCCACGCTCGCACAGGCCGGGCCTGACCTGACAACCGACGAGAAGACGGACGTTTTCTTGTACGAGTCGCTGCTGAAGTGCATGCCCTCGTGGAAGCGTGGCAGCCAGGGAAACGTCGGGTCATGCGTTGGCTGGGGTGCGGCTCTCGGTATCGACATGCTGGCGGCCTGCGACATCCACTGGCGGCGCGAGTCCGAGCAGTGGGGCGGCCGGACTGTAGAGGCGAGCATCTATGGGTTCAGCCGGGTCGAGGCCCGCGGCCAGAAGGTGAACAACGGCGGCGACGGCAGCACCGGGTTTCACGCTGCCAAGACCGTGAGGGACTTGGGCTGTCTGCACTACGGCCAGGACTACGGCGGCACTCGGATCGACTCGCATTCCTCGGCCAGAGAGCGCGAGTGGGGCCGGGATGGTGTGCCGAATGAGCTTGAGCGGTTCGCGTCCTTGCGACGTTGCAGCGAGACCACGCTGGCCACATCGTTTGTCGAGGCTGCTAAGGCGATCGCTAACGGATACCCGGTCGTGGTGTGCAGTGGCCAAGGCTTTTCGATGAGCCGAGATGACGATGGGTTTTGCAAGCCCGGCGGCGTCTGGTGGCATTGCATGACGCTTGGCGGCCTGCGCTGGGGCAAACGGCCCGGCCTGCTCTGTTTCAATTCGTGGGGAAGGTCCAACACGGTCGGAAAGCACTTCCCGGAGAACATCCCGGAAGAGGTCAAGGCGTGCAGCTTTTGGATCGACGCTGCCGTCTGCGACAAGATGCTGTCGGGCCGTGACTCATACGCATACGCGGGATACAGCGGCTTCCAGGCGTCCAAGATGCCCAACTGGACCGGAGTAGCGCTATGAGGTGGGCTGGCCTGCTCGTGATCTGTCTGGCCGGCTGCGGCACTGCTGCCGATCGCAGCGGCATGTACGCAGACCTCGCGTGTGAGACGGCATACGCCGTGACGCGTCTGCGTTCGCAGATCACGCCAACGCCTGCACCAAAGCCCTCGGGCAAGTGCGACAACTGCAACGGCACAGGCATCATCGGAGACGGCACCGTGAAGATTAAGTGCCCAGAGTGCAAAGGAACCGGAAAACGATGAATCTCGACGGCCTGCAAAAGCACGTGTGGCGTTCCTTGCCAGCCCGGCGGCTTCTCGCCGGACGCTCCACGGTGAACGACCTTGTGCAGCTCACAATTGAGGCATGGCCCACTGACTACATGAACGCGGCCGTGTCGGATGAGGAGCGGGCTATCGTGGCGGCCGACATCGAGCGATCGGTAAAGCGTCTGCATCACGCCTGTACCAATGTGGATTCCGCCTCTTACGGCATGCTCTGGGCGTTCCTGCTCCAGGGCCTCGTCACGTTGATCGTGCAGAAGATCATCGAGTGGTGGCTGGAGCATCGAGCGAATCGGGCTTTTCTCATTGTCATGAAACACGAGTTGACCAAATGAGCGACGAAGTCAAGGCGACACTGGCCACCATCATCGAGCGGTGGGGCTTTCCTGTGCTTGTTGCGGTGGCCTGCGGCTGGATGCTGCGGCAGGACGTGCTACTGCCACTAGTGCAGGCTCATACCAAGTTCCTCGAGCAGTTAGGCGACACGCAAAAAGACATCTCCACGGCGCTCGGTGAGCAGACTCGGCTCCTGTATGCGTTGCAGCCACGCACGGGCGAGCGTGGTTACGTGTCCAGCGCGGCAGAACCCAACACTGAGACAAAGAACTAATGCCCAGCAGGATGCCCACACACAGGCCGCCGCGGCTGCGTACGCGTTACATGCGTGACGACAGCACCAGGCCGAGCGCCTCGGTGCGTGGCTACACCGACAAGCGGCACCGCCTGTGGCGGCAGGCTGTGCTCACGCGTGACGCATGGGCATGCGTGGACTGCGGACGCATCGACCAAGCCAACCACGCAGACCACATCGTGCCGGTGAGTGAACGGCCCGACCTGCGTTACGACGTGAACAACGGCGCGTGTCGCTGTCGTTCGTGTCATTCACGCAAGACGATCCGCGAGCGCCCGCCGGCGCGGAGGGGGGAGGGCGGACCCCATCACGGGGGGGTGCGGTTTGGCGAACCACGGTCGTAACCGAAGAAAACGCATGGCCGAAATTGAAAGTTTGCGTTTCGCGGCCGAAAACAGGGGGTGCGAAATAAATCGTCCCATCAATCGTCGACCTGGAGGCAGTTCAGATGGGTAAGGGCCGGAAGCCGACGCCTAAAGCAATTCTTAGTCTGCGCGGCTCTCGCGTTAGGGGTCCGCATAAGGCCGGGATCGACGCACCACCGGGCGTGCCGCCGGCACCCGCGTGGCTGTCCGAGGTGGCTGCGGCTGAGTGGCACCGGATCGTGCCGATGCTTGAGGCGTCCAAGGTCATGTCGCCGCGTCACCAGCAGACGCTCGCCGCCTACTGCGACTCGTTTGCCGACATGGTGCAGGCCGACCAGGAGCTCAAGGCCAACGGCACCACGCTACTAGACGACAAAGGTAGGGTGAGCAATCACCCGGCGTGGAACAGGAAGCGTGACGCACGAAATCAGATGCTCAAGTTTGCGTCCGAGTTTGGCCTCACAGCATCTGCACTGGCGAGGGTCTCATCCGTTGACCAAGGCCCGAAGGAAGACGAAGACGACGCCCGCATGTTCGCTTGATGCCAAGGCGGCCGACATCGCCGTCCGGTTCTTCGAGGAGAATCTGACGCACAGCAAAGGCGAGCTTGGCGGCAAGGCGTTCGTGCTCGAGCAGTGGCAGAAGGACTACGTCGGCAAACTGTTCGGCACGATGAACGGCGACGTACGGCAGTACCGTACGAGCCTGCTTGCGATCCCGCGCAAGAACGGCAAGAGCACGCTTTGCGCTGGCATTGCGCTCAAGCTCATGTTCGACGGCGAGCCGGGTGCCGAGATCTACTCGTGTGCGGCTGACCGTGATCAAGCCCGGCTCGTCTTTGAGATGGCAAAGGTCTGCGTCGAGAACTCGCCCAAGCTGCGGAGCCGGCTGCGGGTCTTCCGAAACTCCATCGTGCGGGAGGACACGCACAGCACGTACAAGGCGCTGTCTGCCGAGGCGTTCACGAAGCACGGGCTTAACGCTCACGGCATTATCTTCGACGAGCTGCACGCCCAGCCCGACCGGGAACTCTGGGACGTGATGACCACGAGCACGGGAGCCCGGCGGCAGCCGCTGTGCGTGGCGATCACGACTGCGGGCTTCGACAGGAAGAGCATCTGCTGGGAGATCTGGCGGTACGCCCTGGCCGTCCGTGATGGTGCGATCAAAGACGCCACCTTCCTGCCGGCGATCTACGCAGCTGAGCCCGCAGATGATTGGACTGCCGAGGCTACGTGGCGCAAAGCGAATCCTAATCTGGGCGTATCGGTGAAGCTCGACGACCTGCGCGTCCGGTGCAAGCGGGCACAGGACATGCCGAGCGAAGAGAACACGTTCAAAAGATTGCACCTCAACTGTTGGACGGAACAGGATACGCGTTTCTTGCAGATGTCTCATTGGGCTCAGGGCGACAAGCCCTGCCCGGTAATGCTTGACGGCCGCGAGTGCTTCGCGGGCCTCGACCTTGCCACCACCTACGACACCACGTGTTTCTGCATGCTGTTTGAGTTGGACGACGGCACGTTCTGGGTCGAGCCTCACTTCTGGATTCCCGAAGAGAACATGCGGGACCGGGTGAAGCGTGACCGTGTGCCGTACGACGTGTGGGCCAAGGCAGGCAAGCTGCACCTCACGCCGGGCAACGTCACCGACTTCGACCAGGTGCGGGCCGACATCGTGGCGTTGTCCAAGAAATACAACATCCGGCAAGTGGCCATCGACCGGTGGAACGCCCACCAGATCACCACTCAACTGCAAGGCGAGGGTGTAAACGTCCTAGGCTTTGGGCAGGGATACGGCTCTATGTCCAGCCCTACGGCTGCGCTGGAGGCTGCTGTGGTCGGCGGCAAATTGCTGCACGGCGGCCACCCCGTGCTGGCGTGGCAGGCTTCCAACGTGGCAGTGCAGAGCGATCACCAAGGAAACAAGAAACCATCGAAGGCCAAGAGCACGGAGCGGATCGACGGGATCGTCGCGCTGATCATGGCCCTCGGCATTCACGCGACCTCGACCGCACCAGCACCCGACCAATCCTGGGACATCATCACGCTATGAGCGAAAACGCTGCTGCCGATTTCAAGATGATCGACCTGCGTGGCATTGAATGGCACGACATGGGCGGCACCCGCACGGCCTCCGGTATCCGCGTCACAGCCGATACGTCGATGGCCTGCTCGGCCTACACAGCCTGTATTCGCGTGATCTCTGACGCTGTGAGCTCGTTGCCGCTGCACGTCTACGAGCGGCTGCCAAACGGCGGCAAGGCCAAGGCCGCATCGAACCCGGTCTACCGGCTCCTGCACATGCAGCCGAACCCGTGGCAGACGGCTCAAGAGTTTCGGGATTG